CTTTAATATGACCATGAGAATAGAAGTTTAAAAATGTCAGATAAAAGTAAGGGCAGTGGAAACTGCCCCTCTCAGATCAATTAAGATATACACATTATTAAGACAAACTTTCTATTCCATCTGTAGCAGCAACCAGTGTTGTAGTAGCCACATTTGTACAACCATCATTAGCAGCAATGTCATCAGCAAATGTCCCAAATTGTGTGAAGATCAGGGCAAAGAATGCTCCTATTGAAGTTGTTGTGACTGTATCAGCACAAGGCACAGCTATGATAGTTTCAAGATTATTCAGGTATTCAAGCCATCCTCCCACACTTGCCTGATCATAGGCAAGGATCACAGTGTTGTAATTGGCACCCGGAGTAGCATAATAAATTGTACCACCATTTCTTTCAAGACCATGCACTGCAGAAGTCCTGTAAGGGCCAGGTTGACCATTTGTGCCTCCTGACATGTATTCCAATTGGCGGATATCATAGCCACTGCCTTCACTGTTTGCAGCTTCAGTTACTACTGTAACTGTACCACTGCATTCAAAACCAACAGGCAGGGAAACAATAAAGTCAATATTGCGATTCTTTACATATTTCAGGTTGATAGAGCCATTATAGCCATTGATAGCCATTGGCACACCTGTAATCCTGATGCCGGCACCTGCTCCCACATAAGTGGACTGGAAGGTATCAAAGGCAGCACCAGCAGCAATAGAGGTCTTGGTAGCTGCAACAATGGGAGTAATGGTCATACCAGTTACAGGAGTGGTGTAAACCAAGGTTTCAGTTGAACCTGAAACAGAGGTCACAGGATAGATGCTGATCACACCTGCTGCATTGGTAGCCCTGTAAGGAGAACCAGTCTGTGTGTTGATCTTGGTGACAATCTTGCCAGCAGCTATTGTCACAGTATCACCAGTGGTCACTGGCACTGTGTAGGCAGTAGTACCTATGGTAATCACTGCATCTGCTGTGGCAGTAGGGCCTGCTGCTACTGTAGCAGTTATCTTGTTGACAACATAACTGGCAGTAAGCATACCATCAGGATCAGCATTGATCTGGTTGACAATTTGTTCTGCAATCTCATTAGGATCACCAGTACCACAATCCTCACAGGCATCTGCACAACAACCTGTTCTTGCATTGTAAGACTTGGTGAACTGGTTGAAGCCACTTTCAATATATACCTGACCATTGCGGATTTCAATTTTTACCACATAGTCCTCCTCACATCTTGCAGTGATACCCATGATATCCACCACTTTGGCAATGTCAGCTACAGTACCCCTGTAGGTGAGGGCTTTCACATTGCGGTTCTGGATTACCTGACCTGCTGATGTCTTGATGTCCTGTATAGAACCTACAGCACCGGGATCAACACCTACAGCAAGGTATATGTCTCTGCAATCAGTGGCCACAGAACCATCAACTGATAATCCTGTATGAAAATTAAATACTCCAAGCTGACCTACTGCTAGTGTATTAGGTCTTGCACCAGCAGCTAATAGTGCAGCATTACCAGAAGTAACTAATACTTGTGAAACAGGGTTTGTTGTTGCCATTTTTTTGAATATTTAAGATATAAATTATTATTACTGTGTCAATTCTACTCCTTCTTTCTTAGCCTGTCTGTCAGGCATATTCAGGTTTCCGGATATGATCAGTACAGCTAAGTCAACTATTTCCCTGTGTACTGGCTTTGGTAATATACAATCCTGTGTACCTGTGAGGACTACACCATCTAATGTAGTATAAGTACCTCCTGGCCAATCAGCAGCATTGTGTATCCTTCTTGGTTCTTTGAGGTATTCAAGTATGACCTTAGTGATGCTGTAAGTACCATCAGTAAAGACCCTGATACCTTGGTCATTGAACCTCATATTTGAGACCCGCCATATAAAAGAACTTCTGTCAAATGGAGAGAGTTCATGTTCATCATCATGCTGAACCTCTCTAAGCTTGAGGACTTTATCCACACATGTTCCTTTAGTCCCCAGTGCATAAGCCTTTGCCAAGAACCAAAAATCTGCTGGCAATGTTGCCATGTAAGAAGTGCTGTCAAAGACTGTTGGAACTATTCCAGTAGCAGGTATCTGGTCTACTACTATTGTTCTTATGTCATTAATAGTTCTCTGGTTCAGTTCAAAGCCTATCTGTTTTCCATATCTGGGTTGTGCTATGATCTTTACAAATACCTCCTGTGCCTCATTCAATTTCCAGTCTATTTCAGGTACATATAAGTTCCTGTATTTCTGACTATCAATCTTATTGAGTTTCTGCTTGAGATCATAATGCATTTCCTTTGATGTCATGCCAGCTTATTTATTTCCTCTTTCAAGGATAGCCACTTTCAATTTTGCATTACTGGGACTCTTGAACCATTCCACTGCTGCCTCATAATCAATTCCTATCAGTTCTCCCATGTAATAGATACTTCCTGCCTCCTTGGTCAATATATCTCTTTGAAGCAGGTTAAGTACTGATGCCCTTACTGCCACTTCTTCCCTGCCCATGCTCACCAGTTCTGTAAATTCAAGTATTCCGGGCTGGTTAGGTTCATTGTTCTGGATGATGGCATCAATTTCCACATCAATGAAATTACCACTTCTGCCCTTTACTGATTTCTTGGATAGTATCTGGATGATATTAGCCTTGGAATCATCACTCATTTCAAGGAGCATGGCACTTGCTTTTCTGCGAAGCTGGACTTTATTAGCCTTGGATGATACTTCTTCTTCCTCATCAAAAATCACATGGGTAGCATCAGGCCACTTACCTTCTTCATACTCCTTCATGGAGTTTGCCACCAGCTTGTTAGCCTTCATCAGCTTCACCTTCACATACTCAGCAGGTTTGCTTATGTCAAAGATCATTGTGTGATTCTGCAACATCACTGTTCCCGGCTTAGTGCTGTAGTAAGGATGAGGTTCACTTGGATTAAAGGTATCAGATAAATCTGCTCCTATTAATTTTCCATATTTGATGGCCTCGTCTTCAGTTAAGCCTGTGGCATATTTACCAGTTGTATGTTCATAAAGAGCTTCAACTGCTTTTGGCTGTGCAAAGGACTCTTTCCCTTTCTTGCCATGCCATGATTTCCTGTCCAGTGGTCTTACTTCAACTTTTATTGCTGCGGGATCAGGTATCTGTGCAGGCATTGTTGTTGAAATAATCTGTGATTGTCTTGGTCTCGCTTCAGCTACCTGATCAAAATCTGTGATCTCATCTGCTAGTGCCATAATAATTCAGTTTTTGTCGTTAATAAATGTGTTGATCTTAGTCTTAAAAAGAAGGTGGAGGCTAGTCTCCTCCACCCCTCGGAGGATATATCAAAGCAATGAAAACATAAACTTTAGTTACGGGACAGGATGAGTTCACCACATCTTGTCACATCTTCAATGTGGACACCACACTGTTTTTGCACATGCATTTCATAATAGTCACCGCTATGTGCCATAGAACCTTTGTTCACAGGCCCATAAGGAGTATGCAAACCATGTACATAGCCAAGCTTGAAGCTGTTAGCCCTATCAACAAGCTGGACATTGGTGCCCATTTCACCCTTGCCATTGAAATCAAGGAAGGTGATTCTTTGAGATTCAACAGGATAACCTGTTACAGGATCAATCTCAAAATTGATTTCCCTGTCATCATAAAGAGGGTTGTGAACCAGTTCCAGTTCAGCACCATTAGCCATGCGATATCTTACAAATTGGAAGCCGGCAACAAGGGCATTCTCATGGTAGGCTGATGTTGTCTTGTCAATGAGAACTTTATCAACCACTTGTATAAAGCCCCTTCTCTTTTCAGACCATGATTGTATAGCCCTGTGGAATTGGATCATTCCATACTCACCACTGAAGCCTTTAATTTTTCTTGTAGCTCCGGGTTTTACCCTGCTGTAGAAGATATCCATCAGGTATTCTTCTATTAAGGGGGCAGACAGGTGAGAATAAAAGTGTTGGTGGGAGTCTTCCAGTTGTTCCTGAACACCGGGGCCAGAATAGATTGGTCTGCCATTGGCACCAAGCACAGTGTCAGTGCTGCGGGAATACCA